ACTTCGGCTCTTTGCTCCATTCCATTCGGTTGTTTTCGTCCACCCACGTTCCCGTGTGCCAGAGCGTGAAGTCCGCCGGGTGCCGCGCGAACGGCTGTGTCGATGCCGGGTTGTTGACTTCGTCTTGTACCGCGCGCTGCCATCCGGCCACTGAAGGCACGAAGTGCGGGATGCTCCACGTCTGAGTTTTGGTGTCGTGCATCTGAACGATGTAAAGCGTTTGCATGTCTATCTACTCCAGGGTTTGTTTTTTCAGTGCGAGCCGTGCGGAATGCACGGTCTCTCTATCTATCAACCTTCTTGGTGTTTGTTCTTCTCCTTTGAGTGATGCGCGGAATTCGCGCATTAGTTTGGCGTTAGCTAGACCCACCGGGTCGGTCTGCTCTCTGAGCTTGTCGTAGTATCGTGGTGGTTTGACCTTGCGGCCGTTGTGCCGCACTTTATCGAGGACTGTTACATCCTCGCTGAACTTGTCCCACCACTCTTTTGCAATCCCGGGTTGCCTGCTCATCTCGTTGAACTCTGGCGTGAGCCAGTAAACGTTTCCTGCTTCGTCTGTGCGGGCGTAGTGCTCTACAGCCTTTTCGCCGGTGATCTTCTTCATTACGTAACCCGCGACATACGCGCACGTTTCGTAAGTCACCTCTCCTATCCACGCATAACCGTGTCCCCACACTCTATCTAGTGTGGCTGACTTGAATAGTTTGGTGCCGCTTAATGACTTCTTGAAGTACTCCTTATCCGGGAAGTCATACCCGAATATTAGATAGTGGAAATGCGGCCTAGCTAGTTTCGTGCCGTATTCGCCGCACATGTAGAATCTAACTTCTCCCACCTCCTTTCTTAATCTCTTCATAAATAATTGGTGGTCCCTCTTCGACAGTGATGCGATCTCTCTTCTGTTTGAGCGCGAGTTATCCACATGAGCGATATTGGGGCCCTTAAAAAGCCCCTTCGGAGCGATTGTGGGAAACTCGCGCGCGGATTTCCGGGCTATCAACACGTCTTGGTGTTGATAGTCCCGGTCTTCGGAAGCATAGCTTTCGTAGTTAGGATCATCACTGTAGGTAAGCGTCAGCGCGCAGTTAGCACGGTGTAACGTGCTTTCATGCAGGCAACGGATTGCCCATCCTTCCTGTCGGTCCGCTCTGCATCCGATGCATTGACCGCATGGAATAAAAAAATCCCCCTCGCGGGGGATGTATCCAATCCTTCGATGGATGAGGGGGGCTTTGCCTTGCACCGGCGTTGCCGGTAGTGGTGCATAGCAAGGCATAGTAGTTAGAGGCGGTACCCGCCTCGCTGGATCGGCGGTGCCACGTTGATGGCCTTCGTCCTGGCGGCCCGCCGGTTGAATTTCCGACTGAATTTAGATCTGTTGAGAGCTTTGCGACGCATGTTTTGACTCCTGTGTCAAGTAGTAGAACGGCCCGAGGTGCGGGGGCACCTCAGGCCGTTGATTTAGCACAATTGGGTTACTTGTTGCCAATTGTGCTGAGTGACACCACTGGGTGTCACGTTACAGGGGCGTTTGGCGCCCCTTTCGCCGTGGGGGCTGTACCTGGGTCAGTCCCCTGCGGTTTCGGCGGCGCTGGCGGCTCCTCCTTCGGTTTTGGAGGGTCTTTCGGCATGAGTCCCAGCTGCTGCAATTGCCTCACGTCTTTTCGCTCTACGGCCTGATCCACGTAGGCCACGTAGTTTTCGATCGTCTCGAAGTGCTGTTTCACGTTCTTCGGGAGGCGTTCGAAGGCGTCCTTTGCGGCGCTGAGTTGCTCGAACGCCGTTGCCAGATTGACGTTCTCCGGGACGTCCAGATAGGACGCTTGTCCCGGTCGGGTAGCTAGGACATTTGCTACTCCGAATTTCGCCAGGATGTTGTTGATGTTCACCTGATCTCGCGGTGCCTGTTCCGTGAGTGATGGCTCGTTGTTGACGGTCGCGCATGCCTTGGCTTCTTCGCGCGTGTTGTGGTTGTAGGGCGTTTTAAAAAACGGCCCTTTCTTCGGTGGATAGACTTCTTGGGTGATGGCCGGCGTGACGATTACCTCGCCGGTCTCTTTGTCCACCGTACGGATTTCTTCTCTAACTACCTTCTTCACTGATGGTTCTCCTGTTTGTATACGCCGATGGCGCGTAGTACCACGTCGATTATCCACTTGAGTTTTCCTGCCTCGACTCCGCCGTGTTTGGCGATGTTCTCCAGTGCTTCGAGGTCTATCTTCCCAGCCTTAGCCTGCTGCCTTGCCATTTGAATAACTGAGTCGACCGTTTCATCGAGTCGCTTTGCCTCGGCTGCTGTGCTGGTTTTTTGATTTCGCATGATGGACGTTTTGAGGTCGTCCCATTCGTAGCCTTCCACGAAGCGGTTGAGCCGGAATTCTGATTCTTGTTTGGCGAGGCTTTCTCGCATGTCGGCTTCAACGTTTTTGATTCGCGCGTCTGCCTGCTGCGCGGCGGTGTTGGCTTTGACGTTGCTGATCTGAGCGGATGCCATTGCAGCCTGAACGGCTGCAGCGGAGGCTCCTCCTTTGTAAGTAGGCTCAGCTGTGGGTACGGATACACTTGGAGTTGCTGCACCAGGTCCAGTTGCTGCCAAGAGCGGGTTGAACCCCGCGGCTTCAATATCCGCTTTCCGCCGTTGGACGGCGGTGTTGGACATGTTTGCTTCCCATTCACGTTGTTCCCTCGAATTGCGTAGGTTTGTGCGGTTGGCGTTGTGTGCGCTGCTTGATTGCGCCCAACTATCCGCGACTGAGAGTGCTGCTCCAGCTATTGCTCCCCACATTTTGGAAACCTCCTCTTGTGTTCGTCGAGCATCAGGTCCGCGATTTGGGCGGCGTGCGCCACCCTTTCCGCGTCGTCACGGTTGTTGGTGTCGTCTTTTGGATGAAATCTGATCGCGGCGATGCCCGCGAAGTAGATAGCCCAGTATTGTTCATCCAACATTGCGCGCCTCCTATGGCGTTGTGCACGTGTCGTTTTTTGATGAAGTTGCTCATGTTAGAACCTGTTGAGGCCCGGAACTGCATGTGTCGGCAGCGGTCTAGCTACTCGTCCGGTGAACAGGAAGTCGCATAAGAACTGCTGATTGGCAGTCGCGCTTCCGCCGGAGAAATTGCGATAGATTACGCTATCGCTCACGTCCTGTATGAAGCTGCTGTTCAGTTCCGGCCGTGTTGCGAACTCTTCGCTGGAATGCCAATACGCGATATTGGCTGCTGCTGTCGGTCGATAGAGACCGGTGATCATGCTCGGGAAGTGTCTGCACTCGTCGTATCTCGGGATGTACCCGAACACTCCTTCATCGAGCGCGTCTCCGTTTGCGAAGATTTCCTTGTAGAGAACGGCCTGTTCCCCGAGGTGTGCGAACTCGGGGTATGGATAGTCGTATCGTGTTTCGCGTGACCAGTGGCGGCGGATGCCCTGGCTGTAGGTGAGTTCGGCTCGGACACTAGCTAGTCCGATGATGTATCCATGTTCCACCGCCGCATAGCTAAAGCCGTTTTTGCCACGGACCGATCCGGTGGCTGCGAGGTTACCTGCGGGAGTGTCACCGCCAGTAAGTCCCGTTGCACTTGTCTGCGGGATCGCGTCCACGATGACCGGTGAAGAACCGCCTCCAATGTACTCCGGACGATCAAGTCTGAAATCAGGCGGCCTAACTCCCCAGTGGGCGAATACCGTTTCGACATACCTCGTTCCTCCTCGTGCGTCTCTTTCGAGCAGCTGCTGCGTGGCGATCGCCACTCGCATTGTGTTTAGGCTGGCTCCCACGGCGTCGGCTAGGCTCACCTCGAGTGAACCCACGGTTGCTCCGTCTGCGCCGAATGTCGCGTCGCTGCTCGCGGCTACGTCCGCGTTTGACCATGTGGGCACGCCGCTTCCGCTTGTCATTTGCAATCCCGCCTGGCGGGTCTGTGCATTGTTGGTGAATGTGATCAGCTGCCCAGTAGATAGGATCGGTGCTGTTCCTCCGAGCGGCATTGGGATTTCCGCTCCCTTCTGCGGCGACGGCAAACATGCCGTGAAGTAGTCGTGTCGCTTTCCACGCCGCAGCATTGTGTATTGCGTGACGTTGTCTGGTCCGTTGTCGGTGATCATTGGCACCGAGTCCTGCAGGTTCTGATCCCTGAACCATTCGTTCCAGATGCGGTTGTATGCCCGGAAGGGCAATGCGTTGATGCTCAGTAGATTGGTGTTGACCCACTGTCCGTCAGTAGGTAGGCCGAAATAGTCCCAGAGTGAGGCCACCTCCGGTGATGTCGTTCTTTCCACTTTCGGGATTACGTAGTCGATTGGATCATCCGGGTTGTCCTGAGCTCCGAGGAATCTCTCCCAGTTGTCCCACCCGATACGATTCGGGATGAAGAAGTAGAAAAAGTCCATTGTCCAATTGTCCTGTATGGGGACTACCGGAACCTGGGTTCTTGCGACCACGTCGCACCGGATGTTGAACATGTCTCCGGGCATGACCTCCTCGCAGTAGATAGGCACTAGATAGCTGGCGCTGAATGCCGTTTTGTGTGCTTGCCTTACCGCGAATGAGCTTCGCTGAACCGGTGCGCGCGGGTTCATGCTGAAGTTGTGCGGTGTGATGCTCTGCTGTTTGAAATTTCTGACTCTCATCTTGCCTCTCCTATTGTTTGAC